ATCGTTCTATGGAGCTGCGTTCAGTAGTTTCTGAGAATGATGATAAGAGCTACATCGTAGAAGGTTATGCAACGACCTTCGGTGACACATACGAGCTCTATCGTGATGGTCACTACATCGTAAGAGAGAATGTCGACAAGGATGCTTTCAGAAATACAGACATGAGTGATGTCGTATTCCAGATTGATCACGGTGGAAGAGTTTATGCCAGGACAAAGAATAACCTCCTGCAGCTCGACACTGATGAGCACGGACTCCACACAAGAGCCGACCTCTCCAAGACTGCTTCCGCTCGTGAAGTGTTTGAAGACATTGAGGCTGGTAACTATTACCAGATGAGCTTCGCTTTCACAGTAACTAAGGACAGCTACATCGAGGAAGAGGCCGAGAACGGAGACTACATCCTGACCAGAACAATTCTTGAGGTCGGAAAGTTATATGACGTAAGTGCAGTTTCTTTCCCGGCTAACCCTAACACAGATATTTCAGCGCGAACAAAAGAGCTTTGTGACGGAGAGATCGCCAAGTTTGAAGCGGAGCGACTTCATGCGCAGGAAATAAAAGAAAAGAGGACAGCAGTTCTCGACAAAATCAATTCAATTTTGGAGGTGTCACATGATTGACATTAAAGAAATGACAATCGAAGAGGTCGAAGCACGCGCCTCTGAGATTAAAGCTGAGGTAGCAGAGGCTTCCGAGGAAAGAATCGCAGAACTCGAAGCAGAAGCAAGCCAGCTCGAAGCAAGAGCCACAGAGCTCAAGAAGATCGCAGCAGAGGCTCAGGAGACTCGTGAAGCAGTCGCACAGGGCAAGGCTGAGGTCGAAGAAATCAAAGAAGTCATTACGGAGGAAAGAAAGATGACAAATTCAGAAGTTATTAAGTCTGCTGAGTACAGAAACGCTTTTAAGCAGTACATCCTTACTGGTAAGGATGAAGAGTGCCGTGCGCTCCTCACAGAGAACGTAGCTACAGGTACAGTTCCTGTTCCGGAGCTCGTTTATGACATCGTTAAGAACGCATGGGAGAAAGAGGGCATCATGGCTCTCGTTAAGAAGGTTTACCTCAAGGGTAACCTCAAGGTTGGTTTTGAGATCTCTGCTGACGGTGCAGTCATTCACACAGAGGGTGCTGCTGCTCCCAGTGCTGAGAACCTCGTTCTTGGTGTTGTTGAGCTCGTTCCTGCTTCCATCAAGAAGTGGATCTCAATCTCTGACGAAGTTCTCGACATGGATAGCGGTGCTTTCCTTAGATATGTTTACGATGAACTTACATATCAGATCGCTAAGAAGGCTGCTGATACACTCATCGCTAAGATCGAGGCTTGCGGAACAGCTTCTACAAACACACCTTCTGTTAATGTAGCAGTTCCAAACGTAGCAGTTTCTGCTATCGCTCTTGATACAATCGCTCAGGCTATCGCTCAGCTTTCTGATCAGGCAGCTAACCCTGTTATCGTTATGAACAAGGGTACATTCGCAGCTTTCAAGGCTGTCCAGGCTGCTGGTTCTTACGGCTATGATCCTTTCGAGGGACTCCCTGTTGTATTCAACAACACAATCGAGACATACGCTGCAGCTACAACTGGTGTTACATTCGCTATCGTTGGTGACTTCGGTGAAGGTGCTATCGCTAACTTCCCTAATGGCGAAGAGATCACAATCAAGTATGACGATCTCTCACTTGCTGAGTCCGACCTCGTTAAGCTCGTTGGCCGTCAGTATGTTGGTCTTGAGGTTGTTGGCCCTAAGTCATTCGTTAAGATTTCTAAGGCTGCTGCTGCAGGCTGATATAAGCCATGAAAGGGGAAAGGTTCTATGGCAAAAATACTGATATGCGTACCTGCTATGGACATGGTGGCGGCTGGGTTTGCCCAGTCGCTTGCCATGCTCCAGAAGGGCGGTCATGAGACTGCAATAATGTTCGAAGTGGGTAGCCTGATATATGAAGCTCGAAACAAGCTCGCTCGTCAGGCTATCAAGATGGGAGCTGATTACACAATGTGGTTCGACTCGGATATGATCTTCCAGCCGGACACGATGGTGAAGCTCATGGAACACAATGCACCGATTGTTTCGGGTGCATATTTCAGAAGGTCTCCACCGTATCATCTTGTCGCTTTCGATAAGTGTGATGCAGAGAACAGAGAATGGACAGATCTTCCGCTCCCGGAAGACACCGTCAAGTGTGGCGGAGTCGGTTTCGGTTGCGTACTGATCAAGACAGATGTTCTCTTTGAGGTGGCAGCTAAGTACAGAACGTGGTTCGAGCCTATGAACGGCTTCGGTGAAGACCTGGCGTTCTGCTGGAGAGCACGTCAGTGCGGATATGACATCCTGCTGGATCCGAAGATTACTTGCGGTCACGTTGGTCATATCGTTGTCAATGAATCTTTCTATAAGGCTTATGCGGAGGGCAAGAACAATGAAAGTAAAAGTTAAAGCTCCGTTCTTTGATGAGAAGGGCATACACAAGAAGGGTGATATTTGTGAAGTAAACAATTTCCGCCCTGAGTATATGGAACTCGTCGAAGAGAAGACGGAAAAGGTTGAAAAGGCTATCAAGACTGATGCCAAGAAGACCACAAGAACAAAGAAAGGCTAAAGATTATGGCAGTCACAGACACATTTCTCGGTAAAGTGAAGACAGCTCTCAGAGTTTCATTCACCAATACGGCTATTGACAATCAGATAAAAGACCTGATCGAAGAGGCTATTCTTGACTTGTGCGAGACTGCCGACATCAAGTCTTTCACTTCGGCAGACGCGGATGCTATGCAGACAGGCGCGGTCATCTCTTATGTGTCGTATAAGTGGTTCAATGAAGAGAGATACTTCACAGCTTATAACGATATGAAGAGCAAGATGGCTCTGTCTGGCAAGTATAGGAGCGTGATGGCCAATGAAGAATAGTGTGTTTCCAATAGATCTGATTGCGATTACCACCGAGAAGGACAGTCTTAATCAGGTAGTTGAAAAGACCAGGACAACAGCATCACTTTACGCTGAATTAAGCTCCGTCTCCCAGACGGAGTTTTTCAGTGGTGGTCGACTTGGTCTCCAGCCTTCCTTGAAGGCCACTATCTATGACTTCGAATACAACGAAGAGCCTATCGTCAAAGTCCATTATTCCGATAGTAAGACAAAGCTGTACTCCGTGTACAGAACTTACTCCGTCGGAGGCTCTGACAAGCTCGAACTGTATCTCGAAGAGAGGGGAGGAACTAAGGATGAACCAAGTACAGATGATAGCTCTTCTGAACACTCTGACTGACATTCCTTCTTTCTATGATCATGCTCCGGTAGGAACGAAACTCCCTTTCGGTGTTATCCATTCAGAACAGCCTGATAACTTCCTGGCTGATAATCTTGTGTACTGCGAGAAGTGGAACTTCCGATTCGACCTTTATACAGTCGAAAAGGACCTCACTCTTGAAGCCAAGATAAAGAAGCTCTTAAACGATAACGATATTGCCTGGCAAAAGACAGAGCAGTACATCGATTCGGAGCAGGTTTGGGAAGTCGAGTTTGAGTTCGAGGTCCTCGGTAATGAGGATCCACCTACTCCACCTACACCGGAACCTACTCCAGAGCCTACTCCTGATGATCAGGAAGGCGGTGAGGATGATGGCTAAGAAGAGAGGAACTCATCACAGAAGTGGTAACGAGGAAGTTGTAATCGTTCTCGGAACTGGTGTCTCAGGCACTGGTTATCTTGGAGGACTTGCAAAGACTATCCAGGAAGAACTCATGGAAGTCGGAGTTGCTTGCAACGACGATATGCAGGAGGTCTTTGATGAAGTCGGCAAGGAAGCTGCCAAGAAACTCAGAGAGACTTCACCAGTTAATCCCAGAGGCAGTCAGTCCGGCAGATATGCGAAAGGCTGGGTGTACGAAAGAGGCAAGGGAACTTATAACAACCGAGGGAAGATTCATGGAGTTGTCAGGAACAAGACTGATCCTCAGCTCACACATCTTCTTGAGTATGGTCATCCTCTTATCCGTAACGGAGAGAAAGTTGGAGAAGCACAACCACAGGAGCACATCAGCCCCGTAGCTTCCTGGGTATATAACGAAATCGGGGAAAGATTAGAGAAAAAATTAGGAGGAAACTGATATGGGTGCAAACAAAGTTAAGTATGGACTCAAGAATGTTCATTATGCACTTGTTACAGAAACCGTTGTTACGACAGGAGCTGATGCAGGCAAGACTGTCTCCAGCTATGGAGAAGTTAAGGCTCTCGCTGGTGCTGTTTCACTCTCCATGTCCTCTACGGCTTCAAAGTCTGTCTTCCGTGCTGACGATAGTGATTACTACGTCTCCTATGGTGAAGGCGGTTATGAGGGCGATCTCGAAGTTGCTCGCGTAAACGAAGACTTCTTGAAGGATGTTCTCGGTTACGTTGAAGACAATGATAAGATCCTTGTCGAGTCTTCTGCAGCTTTCAAGGGTGCTGTATATTTCGCTCTTACTTTCGAGTTTGATGGCGATCAGAGAGCAACAAAGCACTGTCTCTATAAGTGCTCTGCTTCTCGCCCTGACATCGCTTCTCAGACAACAGGTGAAGGCGGTTCAGTAGATCCTCAGACAGAGACTCTCACGCTCACTGCAGTTCCGAGAGTTGATGAGGACAAGTACATTCACTTGCAGACACAGGAGTCAACGACAACAGCCGTGCTCGAAGCTTGGTACACTGCTGTCCCGGTTCCTACGTTCTCATGATTTTAAGAGGGAGGTTCAATTTTGAGCCTCCCTTTTTTCTAAATTAAGGAAGAGGTAACAAAATGGAAAAGGTAATAACGATCAATGAGAAAGAATTGAGATTCAAGAGCTCGGCTGCTACAAATATTCTCTTCAAGAAAGCGTTCCATACTGATGTGCTTGTTATGATCTCATCATATACAAAGAACTTGAAAGAGATTACAGCCAAGAGAGCAGAAATTCAAAAGTTAAGAGAAGACACTACTAAGTCTCAGGAAGAAGTCATAATGGAAATGAACGCTCTTATGCAGAGCGATGTGTTCATTTCTTCTCAAGAGTTTATGAATGACACTCTTCCCAAACTTGCATATATTATGTGGCTCGAAGCCAATGTGAAGATCGATGACATCTTCCACAAATTAAACGAAGACCAGTTCCTTGTATGGCTTATGGGAATTGATCAGGATGAGCTCCTGACAGTGACCGGAGACGTTATGGAACTCTGGCAGGCTGGAGCCAAGCAACATTCCAAACCAAAAAACTGAAAAGGCCCCTCGATCGAGAGTACAACACGGCAGTGTACTTTCTCCGGTGCAAGCAGACAGGGTTCTCACTCCGGGAACTCTTCGACCTTGATTACGGAGAAGTGTGTGACGTGATGATCGAGGCGGCTAATGATCACGCGAAATATAACTACAAAGCTACGCAGAGCGATTTCGACAATGCGTTCCATTAGTTATGGATAGGAGGCAGAAATGGCAAGCAAGATTATCGGCATTACAGTAGACATCGAAGGTAAGACATCAGGTCTGACCAAAAGTCTGCAGGAAGCCAATTCATCTATCAATAAGACCACATCTGCTCTTAAAGATGTAGACAAGGCCTTGCAGCTCGATCCGACTAATGTCGAGCTCCTTGCACAGAAAGAAGCTTTACTCGCTAAGCAGATAGAGCAGACCAACGAAAAGCTGGAGATCATGAAGCAGGTCGCTGACGATGCTAATGAGGCTCTTGCTCGTGGTGACATTACCCAGGAACAGTATGCTCAGTTGCAGGCAGAGATCGTTAAGACGGAATCTGCCTTGTCAGGACTTGAGAGTGAAGCAGAAGGCTCTTCTGATGCTCTGGAAGATACCGGAGATAATGCAGAAGAAGCAGGCATGGACATGGAGGCTTTCGGTGAAGCTGCGCAGAAGGCTGGTGAGATAGCCGTTGCAGCTTTCGAAGCCGTTGTGGTCGCTGCTGCAGCCGTAGGAGCTGCCGTTGTCGGTGCTATGGTCGAGGCTGGCACTGCTCTTGCCAATGCTACTATCAATACTGCTCATCTTTCCGATGAGATCGCCACATTATCCGTACAGACAGGACTTTCCACAGATACCATCCAGGAATTGAACTATGCCTCCGAGCTCCTTGACGTTTCAACGGAGACGGTAACTGGTTCAATGACAAAGCTCTTGAAGACTATGTCTTCATCCAACGGAGCCGAGAAGTTCGCAGAACTCGGTATCGCTATCACTGATGTCGACGGAAACCTCCGAGACACAGAAGATGTGTTCTGGGAAGCCATTGATGTTCTCGGTACCTATGAGAATGAAGCCGAGCGTGATGCTCTGGCTATGGAGATCTTCGGAAAGTCTGCAAAAGAGCTTAACCCTCTTATCGAGGCTGGTTCCGAGGCTTTTGCAGATCTCGCTAATGAAGCTCATGAAGTCGGATATGTAATGGACAGTGAGACCATTGATGCTTTCGGTGATCTCGATGACAACATGGTCAGGATGAGCAATACGGCTCAGGCCGTAGAGCAGTCTTTCGGTCAGGTCCTTTTGCCCTTGCTCACTGATGCGAGCGGAGACCTTGTCGACCTGATGGGTGACTTCTCCGGAGCTCTTGCAGGAGCAGGCGGTGATGTCGACCAGATAGGTGCCATTATCGAGCAGTTCGCGCCTCGTGCCGTAGAGCTGGTGGAGACATATTTCCCTCGTATCTTGACGATAATTGAGGATGTCTTCAATGCGCTCATCCCGGTAGTGATCTCGGTCGCTCCACAGCTTCTTTCTCTGATCGGGGATCTGGTGGTCCAGCTCGCAAATTCAATTTCCGAAAATAGCGAGGAATTTATCTCAGGTTTCGTAAGTCTGTTCGAATCTGTGGTCGATTCAGCATTGACTTTGCTCCCGATCCTGATTCCGCTCGCCATCCAGCTCATTCAGACTTTGGTCGATGCGCTCTTGAACCCTGATAATCTGGCCATGCTCCTTGACAGTGCTCTTGGAATCATCATGTCACTTGTCACATTCCTGACGGATCCGGACAATGTGGTCAAATTGCTCAATGCAGCTACGACCATAATCTTGAGTTTGCTAAACGGACTTTCAACGGCACTTCCGCTTCTTATTCCGGCAGCGATAAACGCTATCTTAACTCTGGTCGACACATTGTTGTCGAGCGGATGCCTTGAGCAGATCTTGAAGGCAGCGTTGACTCTGATCAATTCTCTGGCAATCGGCCTCATCCAGTATCTCCCTGAGCTGATCGCTCGTCTCCCGGAGATCATCTTAGGTATCGTATCGTTCCTGACAGGAGATGCGCTTCCTGACATCATTGAGGCAGGCTTCACGCTCATCACTGGCATTGTTGGAAATCTCCCGGCTATTATCGGAGCCATCCTTGAGGCCCTCGGAGAGCTCGTTGTCGGAATGTTCAACTACATTACGACTGACGGTGCTGACGATCTCCTTGAAGCGTTCCAGGCTGCTTTCGATGGCATCATAGCTGGTGCTTCTACATGGGGTTCTGACATTATCGGAAACCTCATTGACGGTATCGGCTCAATGTTCAACAGCCTGACTGATACAGTCGCTGATGCTGCAGGAATCATCGCTGATTTCTTGCACTTCTCCGAACCTGAGAAGGGACCTCTCGCAGACTTCAACGAGTCAGGATCTGACATGATGAAGAACTTCATCAAGTCTATGGAGAGTGAACAGGCAGATCTCCAGGATGCTTTGAACGAGACTGCTGGAATAATCAGTCAGGGCTTCGACAATTCCTATGAGATCTCAGCCAACAGTATGGTTCACCATACAAGTGACTTTGATGCTGGCTTTGCAAACTTCCAGCAGACACTCGCTGCTCTCCCCGGAGGCGATAACTCGACATGGGTATTCCCGATCTATCTCGGAACAGAGCATATCGACACGATCGTTGTGGATGCGCTTGATAGAGCTAATTACTTATCAGGAGGTCACTAATGTTAGGTTATTATCTCAAATTCAACGGTGTCCAGTTTCCAAACCCGAAGACACCGACCAGGACACAGAAAACTCTGGAAAATGTGTCGGTCTCGGAAGCTGGTACCGACTTGGTCTGTGTTGTAAGAGCAGCCAAGAACTCGTGGTCATTCTCATTTAATCTCTCATCAAAGACGAGAGATATATTAAAGGCTATATGCCAGCAGGAATCGACCACGATGGTATATATGGGAACTACTTACACCGTAAGGGTAAGAGATTTCAAAGAAAAGCTCGTAGAGAACTCGGAATGGGTAACACTTTCCGAAGGTCTTTACGAGTGCAGTGTTAATGTAACGGAGTTCTAAAAAATGTACACAGTTTCGGATGAATACAAGACAAAGATGCTGGATCAGATACAGACTCATGCTCTCTCCGGAACTATCGGATCTACTTCTTTTTCCGGGAATGATGTAATCGGTGTCTCTTATACGAATAAATGTACCGAAAAGAAAGTCAATATCGGTGGTGTCAATATTGGAACACTGAAATTGACTTTCCTGACGGACATTCTCAATCGTGGAGACTACTACGGAAAAGAGATTACCATCTCTGACTGGCTCCTGACCGGATATGACGAGAATGAAGATCCTGTTTGGGAAGAGGTACCGATCGGAGTTTTCTACGTTGCCGAGGCAGTGTGGAGAGCAGAAGGTATGGTCGACATTACTGCCTATGACTGTCTGTCAAAGATGGATAAGGCCATCGAGATAGATACATCAAGCGGAACGGTTTACAGTTTCTGCAAGTACATCGAGACACAGACAGGAGCGGTCTTTGGAATGACCGAAGAACAGTGTCAGGCTTTGCCTAATGGTACCGAGCTCCTGGCATTGTACGAAGAGAACGACCTTGAGACATACAGAGATATGCTCAATGCTCTGACTCAAATGATAGGTGGTTTCGCGTGTGCTAATAAAGATGGTACATGGGGAATCAGGACATTCAATAACACGTCTGTTCTGACCATTCCGAAGAACAGAAGGTTCTCCGGAGCGAAATATTCTGACTTCACCACTCTGTATGATGCTATCTCTTATGTCGAGCTCTCTACGAGCCTTGTCAAAGTGGTCGGTGATGCAAATGGTGTCATATTGAAGTTAGGTTCAAACTCTTTCATGCAGTATGGCTCATCCGAAGCTATATACAGAAGAGCTCAGGCAATAGTTCATTCCATCGAGCATATCGTATACACTCCTTTCGAGGTTGGCTTGCTTCCAGCGTTCATCGCTCTCGATCTGGGAGATGTTATCTCATTTACGGATGACTACGCATCAGAGACATCGTCAGGTGCGGTCATGAACGTGACATGGACTTACAACAAGTCTTTCAAGGTCTCCTGCTATGGTGATAACCCAGCTCTGCAGGGAGCACAGAGTAAGGCTGATAAGAACATCTCCGGACTGATCAGGAACACAACAGAGAACGAAGTCACTTATTATAACTTCTCCAATGTCTCATCACTGACGTTCGGTTCGGAGCAGGAAGTCGACATAGCAAGTCTGGCTTTCACTGCTGCACAGAGGACAACGGTCAAGATCCTCCACGAGTTCATCTTCGATATGCTCGCAGATCTCTCGGAGGACTGCTCGTATGAGATCCGTTACTACTTGGATGAAGCTCTCGTTGCGTATAAGCCTTACGAACGAATCAAGGGTTTGCAGGGCCTTACAACAGGTTACACAGAGTTCTCCATAACACGAGACCTCTTCTATATTCTCAAAGATGTAGTTCCTAATGTGAGACATACATGGAGAGTTGCTATCGTAACTCACGGAATAGAGAGTACGACCATAGACGTGAACCATGCTCATGTAACCATTGAAGGCCAGAGAATGTACGGTGAAGACTACTTCAACGGATATATTGAGGTTAAGGATGACATCACATTCGTTCCTATCGGCTATCTCGGTCTGGTACCTATATCGGAGGCAGTATTGATCAAGAAATACGATCTTGATAAACACCAGTTCTCTGATGACATCAGCCTTTACGATAACGGCTCTTTGGATCTGCTCACAATAGCAGAAGGAACAGGAGAGTATTCGCCTCACATCTTCTTGCAGACAGTTCCTGGATATATCCTCACGGAAGCCGGGGACTATCTCACCACAGAGGATGGAGACAGATTCATATTATAAGGAGGGCATTATGGCAGATAAGAAAATATCACAATTAGATTTAGTAGCGCAGATAAACAATGATGCTGTTATTCCTATGTCACAGGAGAATGGTGGTGAGCAGACAACCTATAAGGCTCTCATCACTGCCATCGGTGCAAAGATCGCAGAAGGTTTGACTTTCTCGAACCTCGCTACAACAGCTAAAAACCTTGTAGGAGCTATCAACGAGATCGAGGCTGGTGGCGGAGGCGGTGGAGCTGCCATCCTGATCGGAACAACGGCTCCTTCATCCTCTCAGGGTTCGAACGGTAACTTGTACATCCAGTACACTGCTGGAACAGGTGGAGCGGATGACACTGTTGATGCAGTCTTCATCAAGCTGGATGGAACGTGGTGCGAGATAACCACAGACTATGCCGACCTTCTTAATAAGCCACAGGTCAACGGCAACACGCTGTCAGGTAATAAGTCTAACAGCGACCTCGGTATCTACGGCAAGACAATCAATATGTCCTCAACCGACCCCGACAAGGTAGCGGACAGAATAGAAGCGTTGGAAACGAGCGTTAGCGGTTTGTCAACAGTAGCAACAAGCGGAAGTTATAACGATTTGTTAAACAAGCCGACAATTCCGACAGTTCAGGTTTTTAATCGTACTGATGTTTTGCTCAATACTGATGGAGGAACTTTGCGTGGTTTTGGTTCTGCAATGGTTACGCTATGCGATGGAATTGCTCGAATAGATTTTAATATCCTGATTTCCGTTGACGAAACAGTTACGGGTATCAATACTTGGGGTATTAACCGAGACTATTTTACGGCATTGACGGGAAAGACAATAACTCCAATAGCGGGCGGTGTTGTTACTTATTATAACAGTGAACAGATTTATACAAGCCGTATGGATTTCGGCGGTACATTTCAGGTTACTTCTCAGTTTTGGAAACCGGCGAGAGTTTACGATGACAACGGCACAAAGAAAGTTGGCGGTTGGACAAGTGGTCACTTTACAAGTGGTCAAAGAATGATAGGCACTTGTTATGGAACATATACTTAATTCGGCAAAATAAGGCGGTGAAAGTATGGATATGATTGACTTTGACAAAATGACTGAAGAAATAGAAAAGGTCGTAAATAAATATGGCTTAACAGTTGACTTTGGAAAAGGCACGATAGGTCAAGAAACAGAAATCACATTAAAAATACGCAATTCGGCAAAATAAGAACTATGGTTAATAAGGGAGCTCAGGCTCCCTTTTTCATTAAAAATTCAAGGAGGGAAAAAGAAAGTGATTAAAGACAAGACATACTTAAATGGTTTTAACCAGGTTAAGTTTCCAAAGCTGAAAGGTCACGTTAAGATCACTCTTCATAACTGCCGTACTGGTAAGAATGAAGTCGTAGAGGGTGACAATATCATCACCAATGCGGTCCGTGATATTTTCGCAAAAAACTGGCTCGGTCAGGTCGACTATAACAAGATGATGCCACTCTGGGCGAACTGGTTCGGAGGTGTCCTCTGCTATGAGAACGCTTTCGCAGTCGAGCAGGGTGAGACAGATCCGGATCCGGATGACTACTTTATCCAGGGCGAGAGCGTTAATGCTTGCGTAGCTCACGCTGGTGGTACGGTTATCCCCACAGAGCACGATGACGATCTCCTGAGAGGATCTCCCACAAGATCTGCTTTCACATACACAGAAAACAGCATTAAGGAGGTTTGGGAGTGGCTGCCTTCTCACGGAAATTCCAATAAGACCATCTCTGCCCTCTCTCTTACCCATAAGGACACAGGAGATGCAGGAATCGGAACTCCTTATTATGCTTTCCAGAATTTCTCTCCTTTTGAAGATATTAAGTCATCAGGCTTGGAAGGTAAGACAGGAACAGCTCCGAACAGTGTCGACAATATCATGACACAGTATGATGACACACACGGCCTCTGGTTCCATATCGGAGAAAGTGAAGTTTCTGAATACAGATTCCAGACTAAAAAGCTCACTGTCCATATCAGGAAGCTTCCTTATACAAAAGCAGGACTGTACGAGACACAACACGCAAATGCTGACTTCGAAACGGCATTTACTGTCGAGCTTACTTTCGACCTCTTTGCGAACCCTTGTTACTGGTTCGACTACGAGAACAAGAAGCTCTGGATCTTCTCTAACATGACTGGTGCAGTCACATATTCAGATACAACTATCAAATATGCGGTCATTGACTGTGAGAATCAGGATGTCGATTCCGAAGGTACGATCGTTTCTGACGATAACGACCTCATGGCTATGCCTTTTTATAGAAATGATTTTTTCTATGTAAATTATGTCTATAACCCTAACATCGTCAGAGAAGGAAACTACTTCTATTTTCCGACATCTTCTGGTGCTTACTGGGGAACAGGTGCTTATGCTGCAGCTCCGAACCTTACCGGATATAAGAAGATCAACATCACGAACCAGTCTGATCAGGCTACTCTGTCTTATAATGCAGAGCACCAGCGTTATGACTTCTCCGTCAAGGCTGGTGGTTTGATCATCACCAATGGTCAGGTATTTAATGGATCCATTGGTTATCCTTGCGCTCAGATGACTCCTGCAATAGACGGAGAGACCATTAGAGCAATATCCTCTCCGAGCAAGATTTCCTCTTATGCAGTGCCGATCTATGTAAACGGAGCAAGACACATCCTGGCAAACAAGATGGTCAACACATCAAAATTCAATCTTCCGTCACCTGTACAGAAGACATCGAATCAGTCGATGGCCATCGAGTACACGTTGACGGAGGTGAGTGAGTAATGACAAATGAAGTTTTAACGGCTCTGTTGGCTCTTGTTGGAACGATAGTCGGTTCGGGATCAGGAATACTGATCTCGAACAAGCTGGTCAATTATCGAATTGAGCAGCTCGAAAAGAAAGTCGACAAGTATGCTGAAAAAGACGATGAAGTTATTAAGACTCAGGCAGTCATGAAGAGAGATCTTGAGACTGCTTTTCTTCGTATTGACGAGCTTCGGGATGAAATACATTCAAAAAAATAAGGAGGACCTAACATGAAACTTCCAGACAAAGTTTACATCGTATTGAAGTGGATAATGCTGCTTGCGACTCCGGTATGCACGTTCATACTCGGTATCATCGCAGCTATTCAGACCGGGGATGTTTCCGCGATCATCACGGCAGTCCTCGGAGGTCTTGGCACTCTCGCTGGTGTGATAATCAAGATCAGTGATTCAGAGTACAAGAAATCATTAAGTGATGGAAAGGAGAGCTGATTATGGGTAGTTGTTTTGCAAAATGGGCCTGTGACTATGCAGAAGAGCAGATAGGGTACACCGAGGGATATAATAACTGGAACAAATTCGCAGATCTGCTCGATGCCATAAACTATTACGAAGGGTGCGGAAAGAAGCAAAATCTTCCCTGGTGCTGCTCCTATGTAAACGCTTGCATTTATAACGCTTGCACCACAGAAAACGATCCGAAGTGGACTGCATACTACGTTATGTATCAGAGGACACCGAACCTCTCGGCCGTAGTTGATTACATGGCTGACTATTTCAAGGACAATGATGCTTACTTCACTGACACTCAGGATCTCCAGCGCGGAGACATTGTTTTCTTTCAGAACGACGATGGACTTTGCCATGTAGGCATCTGTGTCGACTGGGATGATAACGGTTTCTATACTTGTGAGGGCAACAAGGGCGATTCAGTCCAGAAGTGCTTTTATAGGTATGGTGAGGTTGGCGGATATGTCGCTGGCTTCGGCAGACCAAGATATGATGCCTGGGAACCTGACGAAGAAACAACACAAGAGCCTGTTGACGAGACAGTCACAGTAGAGCTCCCAGTCTTGTATAAGGGCATTGATGCAAAAGGTGAGGTGCTTACCATCCAGGCTCTTTTAAAAGGCTTTGGCTTTACAAGTGATGATTTTGCTATCGACGGTATCTTTGGTGAAAGCACCAGACAGGCTGTCATGAATTATCAGGCAGCTCGTGATCTTGAAGTCTGCGGAATCGTTAATGCTGAAACTTGGAACAGGATCTTGAAGTAAGGTCCTTAATCACTGCAAATAAGACTTCGGTCTTATTACCTTTTCCCTGCCTCCGACATCTTCGGGTGTCGGAGGTTTAATAAAGGCCATAATGGACTTCTGTTCATTAGAAGAATACTCCGGAAAAAGAATTAGGCTCTCGACTGATGTCGGGAGCCTTTTTCTTTTGTGTGGATCTTGTAACTATCTTGTCTGAGAGACATAACTATTATATCAATTTTGACCATAATTTGCCCGAAGAAAAATTAAAGACCGTTCAAAGCCTTGCGGTTGAGCGGTCTTTATTGGTGGAGCATACGGGATTCGAACTCATTTGTGTATGTCTTACCAAAGACAAAAAGTGCGTATTTTATGGACTTTCTAAACTATTTCTAAACTATTGTCCGTCGGAAGTGGACTCATTTTGACCGAGATTTTGACCGAAAGTAAGGTCAATAACGGATGCCACTCTTCTGTCTTCACCTTCCAGAATATGTCCATAGGTACCGAACGAGTCGAAGCTGACAGAGTGACCGACCACGTCTTTGATGCTCTGCTCCGGGAGTACGTTCTTCATCATGGAGATGAAGGTGTGACGGAGGGAGTATACGGTACCAGGAAGATTTCTTTCTTCCTTGAGCTTCTGCCAGTGCTTTCTCATTCTGGTCTGTTTGCCCTGTGATCCGTCAGGGGAGCAGAATATCCACTCTGTTCGGAGGTTCATTTCCTCATTTCTCTTGATGGTTTTTCGTATGATTCCTTTTGCAAGTTCTCCGATCGGAATCATCCTTCGAGCGTTTTTATTCTTACCATCCGTGATATGACCACGAGCATTGACTGCTCTCTTAATGGTTATGGAGCTGGAATTGAAGTCTACATCCGAGATTTTGAGACCGAGTAACTCTCCGGGCCTCATTCCGGTGATGGCACCGAGAAGAAAAAGCGGATGGTACCAGAGATTAGATGGTTCGAAAAGTCTCCTAATATCATCTTGTTGCAGGATCTCTTTTTCTTCCCTGCTTCTTCCTTTCGGGATATACAGTTCGCCTCTGGGGAGCTCACACTGGTAATCTTCATATCCGAACTTGATGATCGCCATGATGATTCCACGAAGATTGCGGAGTGTCTTGTCAGATAGTGGCTTATTCCGCCCTGTGGCTTCATTTATGACGTTCTGCCAGTCTCTGAGTGTCATTTTACATATCTTCCTGGAGCCACACTGAGGGAGAACGTAGAGCCTGATATAGCACTCGTACTGTTCATAGGCAGCAGAGGTCTCACCATATCGTGACTTAATATGCTTCAAAAACTCTTTTGAGACCGTTAAAACGGACTTTTCGCCTGATGCCTCGCCATAGTACCATTGATCGTACTTTCTCTGGACATCCTTACGGCCTTTAGGTCCGGGAACTGATGAAGAGAAGGAAAATGTCTTTCCCTCTCTCATAACCCTTATTCGCCATCTCTGGCCATCCCATTTAGGACTGTTCATTATTATCATCCTCCTGGCTATCGAGTAGAGCCTGACAGTAAGACATTAGACGAGCCTGATTAGGCTTGGTCAGTTTCTGATATTGACCATTTAATGTATTTTCCATGAAAGCTTGAACAAATGTCTTTGATTTTTCCTCTTTACCTCTAAGAACATCAAGACTGACATTGAAATAATCAGCTATCTTTTCTTCAATCTCAAAATTAGGCTCACGAACTCCCTGTTCATACATTCCGATCGTGGATGCACTAACACCAATAGCTTTTGCCAGCTCTGCCTGGGTAACATTTCTTGATGTCCTGAGTTCTTTTAATACTTCATTAAATTTAGCCATTGTTCTAATACCTCTCTTCAAAACAATTATATACACGCTTTGTGAAATTGCCAACAACAAACTTCACAAAACGTGTTGACATAACTCCACGTTATGTGTAGACTTTGAATATCACGAAACGTGAAATTCACAAAAGGAGGTTCCCATGAACGAGAAGTTGATCGCATTGAGAGGCGAGCGCAGCCAGGAAGAAGTCGCAAAGGCTTTAGGCATAAGCGTTTCGGCACTTTCCATGTATGAACAGGGCAACAGGATCCCACGAGATGAAGTAAAAATCAGGATGGCTGAATACTATGGCATCTCTATTGAGTCTCTTTTTTTAATCTTGTTCCCCACGAAACGTGAAGAAGAGGTGAAGACATGACTGCTTCGGGAGGCCTCTATCCGTCACTCGGCAGACATTTTAAGTCAATGACCGAACTTGCTCACGCAGCGAACAGATCCAGAGATTATGTATTCCGCTGCTTAAACGGACAGAGAGATTTCACCAGAGCAGACAAGAAAGCGATCTCGGCAAACATAGCCATGAAGATCATGAGCAACAAGAGCTTCGACTATCAGGAATTGGAAGATGCACACAGAGCCTGGAAAGGTGAGTTCGATGAAGTATATCGGAGGAAGGATGCAGTATGAAGGCAAAATATCTCGATCTAATATTCGTTTCCGTTATAGCTTTTGCTATCGCTTTCACTTTGCACTTCATGACTCTTAACTCCATCGAGAAAAACAGCCAGAAGACAGTTGAAGAGGTGTCACTCATCGTAAAGCCTTACGAGATGCTCCTGACACCTACACCATCTGCAACACCGACTCCCACAGTGACACCGACACCCATTCCGACACTCTCACCAACACCGACACCGATCTGTCTCATGTCTAATCAGGAATACTACAACGAGTGCGTGGCGCGTGGCCTTATCACTCCGGCTAATGACTATGATGACAGGATCACGAAGGAGAGAGGCGGATATATGGGACCGTCAGGCCGTGAGACTTACTACAACCTCAATATGTCTCTGTGTGTCGCTTACATGAGAGACCTCGGCTATGACGAAATTGAATATCCGTACTGGATCAGAGACGACGGTGCCAAGATGCTCGGAAATTACGTCATGTGTGCAGCTAACTGGAGCATCAGACCGAAGGGAACAATTCTTGAGACTTCATTAGGCGATGCAATCGTCGTAGACACAGGAGATTTTGTTCTCGATTACCCGAACGGAGTCGACCTCGCAGTCGATTGGTAAAGAAAGGAAGGAATAACAATGAACGGTTTAGAAGTCATTTATATGGTTTTAGTCGGAGTAATAGGAGCACTGATCGGAATGGTCGTAGAGCTCATGGTCGACAACCATACCATCGAAGATCTCAGGGAACGTAACCACAAGTTGAAACTTGAGAATGAACAGCTTCGTAAAGAAGCAAAGAAAGAGGTTATCGAAATTAACGATGACACAGTCGCTAAAGACGTTAAGTTCGGAGGTTTTTGATTATGGGTTTTGAAGTATACGAAGGTTTAACCAAGCAGAACAGAAAGAAGACTTATCTGGTATTTAGTCTTTGTGGTTTCAATCATAAGAAGGCTCTCAGCCAGGCTAAAAGATATTTCAGAGCTTCTGAAAAGCATATCAAGTTTGTTCCCGGATATGTCATTAAGGATGAACTTTATCTTGGTGATACCAGGAACGCAAAGCTCGTGAGGGTTGCGTACTATGTATGACCATCCGTGTGAATACCATGAACCTTATCCCAATAGATACAAAAAGTGCATAGATAATGCGTGTCTGATGCTCGAATGTCCGGAATGTAAATGCCGTATTCACGCATATTCATTTTCTTATGCAGTTGGAACTAATGGTTATAAGTTCTGCCCTTATTGTGGAGCAGATTTAAGAAAGGAAGGATAACAATGGCAAATATTTACGAAATCAAGAATGAATTTAATACACTCTGGTCCATCCTGGAAGACGAGCTTGTTGATGATGAAGCTCTCATGGGTGCATGGGAGACTGCAACAGAAGATCTCGCAGACAAGCTGGAGAACTGCTGCAAGTACATCAAGAACGAGGAAGCGGTTATTGCAGGCCTCAAGGAAGAGGAAGAGCGACTCAATGCCAGAAGAAAGGCAAAAGAGAACGCTATCAAGAGACTCAAGCAGCTCATGCAGGATGCCATGAACGCAGCAGGAGAGAAGAAGCTCCCTTGCGGTACGTTTACTGTCTCCATCCAGAACAATGCTCCGTCAGTGGTTATGGATGAGCAGTATGTCGAGAATGTGCCTGCAGAGTATCTCAGATTGAGAGAGCCGGAAGTCGACAAGAAGAAGATCCTCGAAGCGTTGAAGGATGGAAAGAACCTCGACGGCCTTGCTCATCTCCAGCAGACTGCATCGATAAGGATCAGGTGATTCCTATGAAGCATTACAGAAACTTAAACGGATGTGTCTCAAGGATGCACCGTGTGATTTATGACGCTTATGACAAAGGCTATGCACAGGGCCGTAAGGACTTTGAGAGAACGAAAGGCTCTTGGCTGGAAGTACCACAGAAGAAGTATACGAGCTTCAAGTGTTCTAACTGTAAGAGCATGGTCATAGCAAAGTATCTCTTCTGTCCTCACTGCGGTTCACCTATGTCGGAGGAAGCTTATGACAAAAGGGATGAATAAATATCACGTTTATAGGTTCGGAGTAGGAAGTGGCTGCTATGCCAGAGGCTACAAAAGAGACTTTGTTGGATCCACATGGGCCGTATCAGATAAGCAGGCCATCAATCAGGTTAAGTGGAGAGAGCAGAAAAAGTATAACTTCAATCTTCTCGAACCTATCCACGATTCTCTCGGTATGGGATATGTGACTTTCTATCTGAAAGCTTTCAAGGCTTCGGAGGATCCCTATGTCGAAGCAGGATGACATCAAACAGTATCTCAAATTATTAGAGACGATAAAAAACTCAAGAAAGGAAGGTACAAAGAACATGGGTATTCCCATAACTAAAGGCAAGGTCGAGACTGCCAAGAAGGTCGTGCAGTATGGTCCGGAAGGCATCGGTAAGTCAACACTGGCTTCCTGCTATCCTGATCCGGTATTCATCGACACAGAAGGCTCGACAAAAGAACTCGATGTAGCGCGTTATCCGTCACCTGTTGTCTTCAATGACATCATGACCTACGTCAACGACTTCATCGAGAATATGCCCGGAAAGACTCTCGTTATCGATACGGCAGACTGGGCCGAGATGCTCGCTATCGCTGCCGTATGTGCAGATCAGGGAGTAAAGGGCATTGAGAGTATCGGATATGGAAAGGGATATGTCTATCTTGCAGAAAAGTTCGGAGAGCTTTTGAAGAGATGTGATGTCCTGATCGAGCAGGGTGTCAACGTAGTCTTCACGGCTCACGCACAGATGAGGAAGTTTGAACAGCCTGACGAGATGGGTGCTTACGATCGCTGGGAGATGAAGCTCTCTAAGAAGGTCGCTCCACTCTTGAAGGAATGGGCCGACATTGTCCTCTTCTGCAATTACAAGACGGACATCATCACGGACAGCAAGACACAGAGCAAGAAGGCAACCGGAGGCAAGCGTGTCATGTACGCTTCTCACCATCCTTGTTGGGATGCCAAGAACAGATACGGTCTCCCGGATGTAATGCCAATGGAGTTTAGCCAGATTAAACATCTGTTTGAGGGTATCGAACAGAAACCGAAGGAACCTGATTATCGCTTGAAGCTCAGAGACTTTATGAAGGACATGAGCCAGGAACAGAAGAGCGAAATCATTCTCAAGTATGAGATCAACAGCTCCACCACAAATGAACAGTACAAGGCAATTTTTAATGAATTAACAGGAGGAATCTGATTATGGCAGATGAAATCAAGAAGACAGAGAACGCAGCAGAGATGGACTGGGATAGCGGTATTTCAGCAGACGTAGGTGAAAGCAACCTTCCACCTGTGGGAGAGTATGGCTTCACAGTTACCGAGTTTGAGAAAACGATCTCAAAGTCAGGCAAGAAGATGGCTAAGATCACTCTTGAACTCGACAAGAGCGGTCAGTTCTGGAAGGTCAATGACTATCTCGTTCTCCAGGACAGTATGGCATGGAAGCTCGCGCAGTTCTTTGAGTGCCTCGGCCTCAAGAAGAAGGGTGAACCTCTCACATCAATGCCCTGGGATAAGGTCCTCAATGAGTCAGGCCGTGTGAAGATCAAGCACGAGACTTATGAGGGCAAGGAGAACTGCAAGGTCGACAGATACATCACCACAGATGCAGCTCAGGCACCGAAGGCTCCTGACACCAGCGACGTTCCTTTCGAGGTATAAGACATGGATGATTCAAGAGCTTTAATAAATGCGCTAAACGCTCTTGATCCTTCGAAGCTCTCGTATTCGGAATGGGTTCAAGTAGGCATGGCCCTCAAAACAGAGGGCCTGCCCTGCTCGACCTGGGATGATTGGTCTAAGAAAGATGCACCTCGTTACGTTCCCGGAGACTGTGAGAAGAAATGGGAAACCTTCAACGATTCCGGAACGAATGGCGGTACCATCATCTATCTTGCCGAGCATTACGATAATTATAAACCTTATCACGAACTCGACTGGGATGACGGACTGGATGCCTATTACGAGGAAGTGCTCACAGTAGAGGATAAGCCTGACGAGAAACCATACCAGATGGCTGCCAGATTCCTTGAAACACTCTTTAAGCCTGACGAGACTGTCAGTTATGTCCATTCAGCGAAGTGGAAAGATGATAAGTCCAAGTGGGTTCCTGCTGATGCAGGCCACGTCAGGACAGTTGGAGACATCATAAAGGACCTCCGAAAGCACAGAAAGTTAGAAGATGCTTTCGGTACCTTCAATGACGATGCTGGCGGATGGATCCGAATTAACCCTACGACCGGACCTTCTGATAAGAGCGTTACAAGATACGCATACTCACTCGCAGAATCTGACGATCTTTCCATAGAGGACCAGAAGAAGCTCTTCATTAACTTCAAGCTCCCGATCGCCACGCTCGTGGAATCAGGCGGAAAGTCTGTTCATGCTCTTGTGAAGATAGATGCCAAAGACGAAGCCGAGTACAAGCAGAGAGTCGCGTTCCTCTATGACTGGCTTGCTAAACACAAGTTTGTTGTCGACGAGAACAACAAGAACCCTGCAAGGCTCTCAAGACTTCCGGGTGTCATGCGTAAAGGCAAGCTCCAGAAGTTAGTGGCTACGGATATAGGCTGTTCATCCTGGCTTGAATGGATCGACTACATTGAGGGAGTAGACGATGATCTTCCTACGCTCCGTTCTCTCAAGGACCAGCTCGAAGAGCCTCCGACGTTATCTCCGGAGCTGATCGGAGGCATACTCCGTGAAGGCTGCAAAATGATAATTACAGGAGAGAGCAAGGCTGGAAAGACGTGTTTATCGCAGAATCTCGCAGTCTGTATCGCGGAAGGTATGCCCTGGCTTGGTAAGTTTCCTTGTGAACAGGGAAAGGTCTTATACATCAATCTGGAGGTTGAAGCTGCTTCGCTCTTCTATCGTTTCAAGGCGATGTACAAAGCGATGGACATGAAGATCTCAAAAGCTGGCGGAGATAACATCCAGCTCTGGAACCTCCGAGGCTACGCAGCTCCTATGGAGAAGCTTGCTCCGAAGATAATCAGACGTTGCAGGAACTCCGGACCGTATAAGGCCATCATCATAGATCCTCTTTACAAGGTCCAGCAGGGTGACGAGAACAGTGCGGAGGCGATCATGTCATTCTGTAATGCTCTCGACAAGATTGCTCATGAGACAGGAGCAGCGATCATCTACGATCATCATCATCCGAAAGGAAATGCCAGGGAAAAGGTCATCGATCGTGGTGCCGGCTCCGGAGTCTTCTCAAGAGATGCGGATGCGCTTGTCGACATCTCGAATCTTGAACCGGGCAACGATGCTCCTGATCTGGTCAAGTCACTGGTCAAGGAAGGTGAGAGGCCGATGGTCATGTCATTTGTATTGAGAGACTTCAAGGATATTGATGAGCAGAAGATCTGGTTCAAGTTTCCGCTTCATTATGTCGACGAGGCTAATCTCTTGGAAAATTGTCATCTCGAAGGTTCTGCAGAGGCTAA